TCTGGAACGTCAAGAGGTTTGTATGGAGGATCACCTTCTGGCAAATCAAACACCAAATCTTTATGATAGGTTAATTGCAAAACTTTTTTCAAATCAGGCTTTAGATTCGAGATAGCCTTTATCGCACTGCCTCTATCCTTCGCAGGAAGATCAGCGACATGCTTCAGCATCTCTGGCAATGTCATTCTAGAAATATCAATTGGCACTTTAAAACTCCTGTATGTGTTCCATTAAATTACGCATTCTGTTCTTAATGAAAAAGTTAAAAATCTTATCCTTACCGTTTTCTTTAACATTCTCAAACGCATCAAGAATTTTATCCTGATACTCTTGAGGAATCTTTGATAGATCAATCAGACTTTCATTTCTTTTGTAATTCCTCAACATCATAGAATCACAAAAGTCTTCTGGTTCTTGATTGATCCAAATATTTAGTTTTTTCTCTTGAACTGGACGCTGGCGTTCTTCATTTACAAATGTAGAATCCGCAGACAGGATGTTTGGAATGCCGTCACCACGATCACCTCGAATGATATGCTCTTTCAGCATGGCGTTGGCATTTGATGTTCGCAAAAATTTCTTTGCCATTGGACTGTATTGATCAACGTTTGAGAACTTTTGCAATTGCATGAAATCTTTATCACTTGACAGGATCAAAATTCTTTCAGTTGATTCATTGTTCAGATACTTACCATAAGCGTGGCAAATAGTTCCGATGACATCATCAGCCTCGGTTTTGTCTACTTGAATCACTTTATAGGGAAAGTTTTCTTTGATTTCTTCTCGAATTTTGTTTAGAGTTTCGAAGATCAAATTCCAATCGTATGGTGATGCCGCGCGATCTTTCTTTCGGCTTGCCTTGTAGTATGGAAAAATATCTCTGCGCCAATACCCCTTGTCATCAGCGCATATGATAATCTTACCATATGTTTCATGAAACTTGACATTGTACATTCGAATACTATTCAAGACCATGTGACGAATTAGATTTTCGTCAATCTTTTTCACCAGATCAGGCTGCATCATCAAATTAGAAATCATCACCTGATTCAAGTCAATTAAAATCATTTTAAATCCATGTTAAGCAATACGAACAATAATTGTATCAGAATTAATTCTGCCTGTCAATGCAGATTCTTTTGTTGATAGATTTGACAGAAGTTGGCGAAGCTTAACTTTGCCAGCAGCCAAAAGATCGTCTAACGTTTCTTTTGGTTTACGTAAACGTTTGCCGATAGAAATGTCTTCTTTGAAGTTTTGTATTGTGCTGCCTTTCACTGTGAGTCCTCGGGCATCTTCAGCATGATAGACACCAAGAACTTTTGTCTTTACGTTATATACCCAAATCTGATTTGCGCCGATGATTTTATCAACTGGCACACCTTTCAGGCCAAGGGATTTTTCTTCTGAAAGAAACTTCATCTTCGAAACAAGCTGTGATGCAGGCTTCTCTTTCTTCTTCCTAATCTTACGAATAGGCTTGTTGTCAATCGAAGTTTTATTTGTGATAGAAACAATTGTGTTTAAAAATTCTTTAAGCTTTTTCAAATCAGCCTTACTGAAATTTGAATAGCCCTCTTTAATCTGCGGATCCTTTGACTCAATCACAGAATCAATCTCGGCAGACTTTTGAATGTACCAATCACAAATTTTGTTTAGAACAACCGAACTGAGATTTTTAGACTTAAGGTAGACCTGCATATCAGGAGTATTCTTGAATCGATTGGCAATGCAATCATCAATCACTCCTTCAATGTCACCGATTTCATCTCGGGCCTTGTCACGAATTCGTTCTTGAATGTTTACGGGCTGAACAGTAACTGTCTGAACGACAGGTTTTTGTTTAACCTGAACGGTTTGAATTGTTTTGTATCGTTTGATGAAATAGTCTTTAGTCTTTGCTGATGGTACAAATCCTGCGGTCATCATCCTAGCAATCCAACCAAACTGAACTTCAAAGTTTGATTCGGACACTCCTCGAACAGTCGCAATTTCATCTTTGTCTCGCCCTACATTTTTCATGTAGTCGAGAACAAATTCTTTAGCGTCCTTTTTATCGCAACAATGATTGTACCAATTGAATGCTTTGATGAGAAATTCTTTCTCGCCATTCTTCTCATGATCTTTCCATAATGGTTCAGGTCCGAGCATGGGGTCAGCACCAGTAATTTTTTTCATGCTAAACAACTTCTCCAAGAATTCTTTTCAATATTCCAAATCAAAACACTTGATCCGCCAGGGCTTCTTAGTGTGACTTCAATCCTATTTGTCTTCCACATCGATATCAAAAAATCTTTCAGCCATTGAAAGTCTGTAAGGGTCCCCGTCAATGAGACTTTTATTTGTATATAGGTATTCATATAAATCTCTAATACCTCCAATGTGTTTCGTGTTGTAAAATACTTGAGGTACCGTATCCTCACCAGGAAGTAATCTGTTGAATTGCTTCAGTGTAAAGTCTCGGCCCAAAACATAAAAACGATATTCATACCCTAGAGTATACAATAAAAATTCTGCTTTGTCACATGCTTTACTGTCAAGTCTTCCGTAGATGAAAAACATGTTATCGAAACTGCGGAACAACTGGAACAGCGAGAGTGTTTCCAGGGTGATATGGTAAGATTACGGTGTTCCTGTGGCCATTAATTTCATAATGAACAATAAATCGGCGTTCGACAGATTGCACCGGAACTTGAACGTTTTCGCATACAGGATAGTTTTGATATCCGACTATTTGCGGAGCATAGCCTACCACGTGAGGCTGATGATATCCGTAAGGCATCGAAGTTCCATGAGCAACTGCACCACCAATCAACGCGCCGGCGACTCGGGCATCACCAGAGCCACCGATATGCGCGCCGATAAGAACACCAGCAAGGGTTCGAAGCCACGGTTGTTCCCTTACATGATGAGGATGATACCCATGACCATACACAGGAACATTCGAGTAAATCGGTTGACTCTGATTTCTGCAAACCGTCTGAATGTTGTGTCCAACAGTCTGAACGTGTTGAGTTTCACTTACGTGAATAACGTTCGCGTAAGTTACGTGTTGCGCAGCAGCAGAGCCAGAAGCAAGAAGTAGTGCCAAAGCTAAAGTTTTGAGTCGCATTTTTATCTCCAACACCCCCTATTTTACTCCTAAATTGCTACCGTGTCAAGCACCTTTTTTAACTGTTGTTTTTTTGACACTATTGGGCTTCGTCGATTTCTTTGACTTTCCCTTAGATTCAGGCTTTTTGACCTTGGCAACGGGCTGAGAAACGGGAGCCTCAACTTTCGCCGCAGGTTCTTCTGGATTTCTTTTCCATTCTTTCCAAGTAGGTTCTGGTGCCTGAGGCGCAATCGGATCCTCAATCTTGTGTAAAACTGGTGGCTGAAGCACCGTCACAGGCTCCAACTTTACTGGCTCAGTTTTGACTGGTTCAGGCTCAGGTTTAGGATCAGGCTTTTTACCAAAGAAATAAACAAACAAGGATTTAAGTTTTTCTTTCATGATTTTCTCCCACAAAATTCTAAAAGTATTTATAAAGTTATAAATTTAGGGTAATACGGATCGTCCTCTTGGCTAGCTCTTTCGTAATTGACATAGCCTCTAGGATTGCATACTACGCGAGTCTCGCCAATTATATAGTCAAACTCGTTGTGTGTATGGCCATGAACCCACAATTTAATTCTAGGATGATTTACGATGAATTCATCTAGATTTGAACTGTATGCACCATTTATATGAAAATCGTGTTCATACTGCGGCTTAACACTTAGCTTTGATGGTGCATGATGTCCAACTACAACAATTGGCTTATCGAATTGATTGTAGACTTCATCAATTTTTTCCAAAGAAGTTTTGTGATGATATAACGTGTCTAAAGCAATTAACCTTCGTCCCTTTTCAGAGTTTCGAATAACCCGATAATCATTCATCATGCCTTCACAGGTTCGCATGCTCAAAGAATTTTCTTTGTTGAAATCGGTCCACAAAGTTTGTCCAATGAAAACATGGTCTTTGATTTCGCAATATTCTTTTTCGAAGACATGAATATTCTTATGAATTTTCAGTTCTTCTTTTAGAATAGAATATGTTGTGCTGAAATCGCCTCTGTAATGTTCATGATTGCCCATGATGTAAATTACATCACCAAACTCCAGAGAACAATGTTTAAAAAATTCATAATATGAATTTCGAGTTAAATCATCTGAGAAGCCGTGAGCAGTGCAGATATCTCCTGCCAAAAGGAGAACGTCTGCATTTTCAGTATTTTCAATGGGCAGATGACCAAACTCTAAATGAATGTCTGAACATAGAGCAATTTTCATGATTTAATCCCACAGTGCTTGATAGTATTTTCCAAAGAGCCTAAATGCGTTTTGCTTACGATCTTGAAAAGCTTTTAGGCCAGCATCATCTACTTTTACTCTAGTAAATTGTTCGCCAAGGTCTGCTCTTCTATCAACTTCAGAATGATCAAAAAATTGATCTTCGGCATTGTCATCATTGTGAATTTCAAATGCCCAAATCATTTCTTCCATCACCCAATCCCAACGCTTGAAATGATTTTCGTCGGTGTCCCACTCATTCTCTTTTGGTGGTGCATTGGTGCTACGCAGATGTTCTGGTACATCTTCATCGTCTACGAAAGGCGCGCCATGCTTAGTTTCTTGCAACTGCTTGAGCATTGGTGCAATGATGTATGCTAGAGTATGATCCATAGACCAAGTATCGTAATGATCAATTCTCACTTTGATGCGGCGCTTTCTTTTAGTTTCTAGCCAATTGCAAAACTTGGTTAGCGCAGAATCGTCTCCGCGCTTATTCATTGCGAGCCAGTCGCCAAACTTCTCATGAAGTTTGTAGTCCCACCGTTCAGCCAAAGCATCTTCTGGATATTTTTCGTGCCAAAAGAAAATCTTATCGGCAATCTGATACGGACCGATCCAACTTTTGTAACCACCAATTTTTACTTTCATCTATAAACTCAATTCGTTTGCGTCAAAATCTGAAGAAAATGTACTGTAGTCTATAAAGACTTCATCGCCAATATTGATATCTTTGATTGCCTTGGTTATCATTCCCTCGGCTTCAACATTTGGATTAAAACTATGATTAATAAAACTTGTCAAATCACAAGACATATAATAAAAATCTTTTTCGGCATTTTCAATCCAACCATACTTTTCGAAATGCTCTCTTTGTACAGGGTGCAATTGATTAATTTTTTCCAGTGGGATTTTCAGATCGACACCATCAACGAACTCCCAAACTATGCTGCCTTTTGGAATAAATTCTTTTGCAAATAGTCCCATACCCATACCTGGATTTGTGGCAACTTTAACTTCTACTCTATACAAAAACATTATGGCAACAACTTATATATTAAGAAAATAGAAAACCCTATGATTATTATATATTCCATGATTGTGAAATCATAGGGAGGACACGTGAAAAAATTTCTAATCTTCAACTTTAGTGAAGAAAGTTTCAATTTTCTTTTCTTCTGGCCAGGTTGAGACATATCCATTATCCTCGTCACACAATTTTATTGCATCTTCTTGGGTAATGACCCTATGGCTGACGATAGTTTCCCCTAGATGTTTCTGAGAAAACTCTGCCGCTTCTTCCATTGACACGGTATCGAGTGCCCATTCTTCTTTGCCAGCAGGCACTTGAACCACATATCGCTGCCGAAAAGTAGAAACGCATTCCACCAACACCCATTCAAGTTCTTTTTTCTTCATAGTCCAACTTCCATCTTTGTTGTCAATCCATTCGATAGTGTCGCCAACTTTCAAATTGGCACCTTCTAAAATCTCATCATTCAAAGGAAGAATGAGTTCTCCTGTTTCAGGATCAGTTTCGAGAGTAACAATCCACGATTTATCTTTCATCATATAACTCCTTAAATAGGATGCTCACACTATATCAGACTTTTTCTGAATTGTCAACCATCAATGTGCATGAGGTTTGGTGCAGACTGTACAACGGCAGTCCTGTACAATTGCCACTTTTCAAAAGACTCATTATTGCCAGCCTGCGCTTCGTTTTTCAGAGTATTTACATAACCAAGTTTATCTGCCGTTTCTAAGTCGATGTCATAGAGTGTATAGTCATATGGCATATGATACACATTAAAGTTATTCATTACAAGATA